TATCCAACGACTGCGCAGCCTGCGACCGGAACAGACCAGTAATCAGAGAGCGGTTATAACGATATTCCGCCCACCGCTCCTGATATCCAAACACGTTATCATCCGCAGACGTACCCTGAAAGTAAATCTCCTTATTTAGCACGGCTTGCTCACCGAGGTTAGCAAACGTCGGCCAATAAAACTCCTCACGGGCACGGCGACTCCACATGCGATCAAGGCCGGACTGGTACGACAAATCGGCCCTAGCACACATAAGAACAATAATATGGCCATGCTCAACAAACGACTTAGAAAACCCGTCCCGACGGAGAGACGACGTACCGAAAGCGGCCAGATTACCCTGTGGCGAATCCACAGTAGTCTCCGAATTCTGAACCACCGGAGTGACGTTGAGGGACGACGAACCACCGCCCAAATACTCAGGGCGCTGTAGACGAGCATCAGGAGAGATAACACCAAAATGAGCACGAATAATCTCAGTATACCGAGTACCACCGCGAGCATCCAATTCAAGGAACTGTTGCATAGCGACAGAAACACGAAGCGCATTGATTGTAACATCAGCAGCACTCGACAGGTCAGCATAAATATTGGGATTAGAGTTAGAAGCGGCACCCGCCGCCTGAACACGAACCTGCGACGACGCATTTACGTTAGTAACCAGCGTACCAGCGGAATCGCGATAAGTAACGCCGGTAGCGTTAGAATTATCGATGATACCCATACCAAGAACGGGGGCCTGCGTACCGAGCGGGATAGACACCTCCGTGCCCTTCTGAGCAAAGGGAAGGCACGAAGTAAAGTAGTCATGTCGCTTACCGCGACGAAGCAGAACGTAATCGGTAGCAGCATCTGGACCATCATCACGGTCCACAACGACGGAGTCCTGCAAGTTCTCATCACGAAACCAAGTATTATAAATTAGATTGTAAGCACGGAGAGGGAGAACTGTATGCACCGTTGCAGCAATACCAGTAGGGAGTCCGAAATAGTCTTGGAGAGAATTGACGGCATAGCCGCTACCACCGGGAGCAGTATTAATAGGAACCAGATAATCTGTAGTATCTCCCGGATCATCCTGTTGACCATTGAACTTCTCCCAATTATTCCACACCAGACGATTCGGAACGAAAAACGCCATCCAGTCAAGAAACATATTATCCATAAACGGATGGAGCGGCGTAGCTAGACGCATAAACGCAGAGAAATTCCAGTTAAAGGTATCACCCGGCAAAACCTCATCACAATAAATAGGGACAAGATAACCAGCATCAAACGTAGTCTTATGACCCTTAGAACGATTAAACGTAGACCGGGGAATCTGAGTACCCGGAACACGAGAAAACGAGTGAGTCATTAGGGAAGGCATACGCTGCATTTTAACCTCCATCACGGGAAAACTGAGAAACACGGAACTGGGCGATAGTCTCACGAACACGCAAACGGGCAGGAGTAGCATTAGCAGAATTAGCCTTGCCACGACGAACACGCCTACCACGAAGTCGAGCCATCAGCTTAGGCTCAACAACCTCATAAACACCATCATAAAAACGAGGGGGACGACACTTAGTGCCATTAACAACAACCTCATCACGAGGAAACACATCCGACATATACTTATCAAGCCAACCGCGCCCTATACCGGGACGCCGGGACATCTCATTAAACTCAGGCTGGCGACCAGCATAGTGATCCGCAGCCATATCACCAGTAATCTTTTTCATAATATACCGCGCAACATACGCCGCGGATTCAAAAGAAACAGAACCAATCTGACAATGACCAAAACCCCAAACGGAATCCAGCAATTCAGAAGTAAATAACTTACAGCCAGACTTAGACGTAGCGAAAAATTCCTTATCCGGAAAATCATAATTAAAGAGCAGAGCATGATAGTGAGGTCTATTGGTGGAATCACCATACTCACCACAAGCATAAAAACGAAAACGACGGTACCCTACACGATCACGCAACCGCTTATGGAAACCAACAAAATCAGCCTTGGAAAGGGAACCGTCAGCGGGAAGATTCTCATCAGAATACGTCAAGGTAACAAAACAATTATCATCATATAAAGAAGCCTCGTGAACACAACGCAAGGCCCAAACGCGAGAACGCTCAAGCCGACAACCGATGCATTGACCACAAGGGATACGCAAAGGCCGATCACCATAGCCAGCGACCGGCGAAAACGATAACGGCCCTCCGCCGGGACGACGGAAGGCCGGAATCGGGCAGAAACACGCCATTAGGCGCGAATACCGCCACGCATAGGCATCGGGGCGAAATTTCGACGGTGGACACCGCTAGACCCCTTAAAAACGCGATTAGCAGACCCACGGGACATGGAACGACGACGCATAGAAACCTCCTGTGCTAAGCAGCGATTGATTACCGAGAGATCCCGAAGAGCATAGCCGACGCGGCTTCGCCGCACAAGATGCATTCGGGGAAGAAAGAAAGGGGGACGGAGTAACCCGCCCCCCAAAGACTGACAAACTGTCAGTCAGCACAGTTACATCAAGAAGGGGAACTGTGCGCGGCCATCAGACCGCAAAAGCCTTAGTCATTTTAGTGACCAAAGCCGAGATAGAGAGAGCCTCATCAGACAACGCCTTAGCAACGGCATCAGAACGCGCCGCCTTAGCGGCACGCTGAGATTGAGCCAAACGAACCGCGAGAGCATCAAGGATATTGCGAACCTCGACGGATTCAAGATCAAGACTATACTTAGCCATTAGCAACCTCCGAATCGGTAAGAGACTCATGAGCAGAAACAACACGCCGCGGGGCATCAAGATTGAACATAGACCCACGCTCGTCGTCGAACTCACCGACGACAAACAACGTATAATCCGCAGGAGAGGCAGCAATGCGAGATTGCTTATTAGAAGCCTCAGCGCGGAAATCACGAAGGGCAAGCCCAAGTGAACGAACACAAAACGGCGGGGAATAGTTATTCACCGCAGAATCAAAGATAGAACACATAATTAGCTTCATAGCAAACCTCCGTAAGAGTAAGATACGCGCACGCGAAACGCACGCACGCAGAACTCTACGGGAAGAAACAAAACAAAACAACAAAAAAAAAAGGGCCCGAAGGCCCTTAAAAGTTACCCAACTAAAAAATTAAGACTTAGGAACAACATCAGGAACAACACGAACCAACATAGGCTCCGGAGGAGCGGGAGGAGGGGCATCAGGCTTTATCAAGCCTAACTTAATACCCTCATCCTTATTATCAGGATTATCAAGGAAAGAGAGCAGACGAACGGGATCGTTAGAGAAGCGATCCCGAACAGAAGAAGGCAACGACGCAAACAACTCATTAGCATGAGCGACACGATTCAGAGCCTCCATATAACTAGGGGCATCAGAGATATCAGCGAACTTACCATCACGAACATTAACGACAACAGACGCGCCACGCATAGCACGCTTAACAATATTACGAATATCAGTACGATCCTTATCGCCCTGAACAGTCAAAGAAGCGGCGAAAGTAGACATACCGGCGGGGCGAACACGATTAGCAAGCACACGGGGAACAGCGAACGACATATTTACCTCCTCTTGAGAAGATCACGGGCGATACCGCCCAACGAGAAACCACCGACCGCACGAGAAATAGGCTCAACATCACGACCACCAACGCCCAACTTATAAAGAATCTCGCCAAGATCGGTCTGGCGAAACTTATAACGTAAATCATCTTCATAGGCGAGCGCACGGGCAGACGTATACTTAGGACCGAGAATCCGAGTATGAGCAGCAGTATTAGTAGTAGTCTCACGGACATTCTCGGTATCAGCGAGCAATTTAAGCAACTCAGGATTAATGCGAAGTTGACCCTTCTCATTCTCAAACGTGAGATTACGAGTCAACTGATCAACGTTAGCCTCCTGAGCATTATTAAGACGGGACGTAGAAAGCGACTGCACCGCAGCAGCATCAGCAGCCGCAGCTTGCGACCGCATCAACTCGATCTGCTGCTCCTGTATTTGCGCCTGTAGCGCAGTAGAGACACCGGCACGGGCGGCATTACCAATAGAGTCAACAGCAGTAGCAGCGCCACCAGTAGGCGTGGAAGCACCACCGAGCTTAGCGGAAAGAATAGGGTTCAAGCCAGCCGCGCGAAGATCAGCGACCTCACGCTGATGCGCCGTAGAGGACATGCGCTCTTGGAACTCCATTTGCGCCTGGACATTGCCTTGGTTGGCTGCATTAGCGCGCTCACCACCAAGGAAGGACCCCGCGGCGGAAATGACCGCGGGGATGATCGAACCCCACATTAGAGCCTCATAAGGCCGGGAACCGAGAACACCGGCATGGGACGCGCACACTTAACATCAAAATACATATCAGCGATGAAGTGAGGCTCAGAGGTAACAGCAATAACACGATCGACCGGAGGATCTTCGACAATAAACGTAGACGAGAGAGTCGGGAGTGCAGAAAACTCTTGCGCCAAGTGCCACGTATCCAACGACTGCGCAGCCTGCGACCGGAACAGACCAGTAATCAGAGAGCGGTTATAACGATATTCCGCCCACCGCTCCTGATATCCAAACACGTTATCATCCGCAGACGTACCCTGAAAGT